GGCCGATACGCTTGGCGTCAGTAAGTGAAAAGCCAAACGTGTCGGCCACGGCTCACTCCTGAAAGACCACGTAGCGGATCTTCCCGGTGGTGCCGTAGCCCTTGGCGGCCAGCGTGATGGTCGGCACAAGAGGCACAACGGCGGCAGCCCCACGCCCGAGCTTGCAGAACTCCTGAATGTTTGTGCCGTCATAGGAGCCGATTGCCACGTACGCCGTCCCGCTGGTGGCTGTGCTCATGTTGCGGAACCCGGCGTAGCCAGCCGCAGAAATCGCACCGACAGAGAGCGTGGCAACGGCCGTGCCAACGCTCACGATCTGAGCGTGAACGCCCTGGGCGGCCTGGTTGAACTTCAGGCCAGACGCCGTGAAGGTCTCGTTGTGGTTTCCGTTGGACACGGCAACCGAGAGCGACAATGTGACTTCATTGGCCATGGTTATCTCCTACAAGAGCCCGCAAGCGCGGAGCATGATATTGTGGTCGACTTCGTCATACGGCTTGATTGTGAGGATGTCAGGGTCTTGGCCGACTGCCTTGGCTGTGCCGTCATTGTCTAGAGGCACTGGCTTACTCACGGGATTTCCGCCTTTGTCCATGATCGCCAGACGCTCGCCGTTGACGATCTCGTGATAGCCCACGTCGAAATAGCGGATTTTCCAATCGGCTGGGTTGTATGTGAACTCAACAGAGACGGACCACCTTTGATTCTTCTGGTCGAAATCCGCACCGTACCCGGTGACCCGCAACGTGTATGGCGCCGCCCCAAGGAATGCAATCTGGTTGCACGTGTTGAGGTAGGTGAACAGCAGCGGAAAGTTAGGGGCAAGAACGTTTGAGTTCGTGAACGTCAGCCTTAGCAGGGCCGTGTCTTCCTCTAGCCCATCCACCGGATCACCAGCGGAATTGAGCGGCGGCTTGATTGGTACGTTGGGGTTGGCCTGATTTGACTCGCTAGCCGGCCGTCTCTCCTGCAGCGACTGCACGGAAATCTTGAGCCACGTCCGCTCCTCGTCTGTCCTGTTTGGCTCGTCGTTGTCCGTGACCGGTTTGCTGTCGTACTTGACCGTTACCTTGACGCAGAACTCGTTCTCATCGTCGAAGTATTCAAAGTCACGGCCGGTTACATAGAAAATAATTCCGCCAACGTCCTCTTCGTCGTTGATCTGCGGGATCTTGCGGTTGTAGAACTCCGGCCAGCTTGTTTTGTCGTCTTTGATGGCGCCAAAATCTGGCGTTGAGTTGCAGATCACCAGCAGTTCAACAGATCCGGCGTACTGAACGCTGCCCTTTTCGCTCTTCGTTTCAGTGAATTGAAACGAACGCAGCTGCCTGACGGTGCTAATTGCCATCGGTTACACCATTGCCAGCTGGGCTTGGCCGAAGCCGGGAATGTCACGCACAGCAGACGCCACGTCCTCGATGCCGTCTGCGGCCCGCTCGGTATTGTCGGCCGTTTGCTTGGCAGCGTCGGCCCCACCCAGCCGAGGATCGCCACCACGGGCGAGCATGTTGCGATAGGACTCTCCGCCGGATGAGCCGACCACCAGGGCGTTGAGCTCAGACGAGGCGGCCTTGATGGCGGCACCGATGCTCTGGCCGGCAGACGTGGCGGCGGCAGAGGCGGCAGAAGATTGAGCAGCGGCCTGCGCTGCCGCAAACTCACGGTCAAACGCCGCAAATGGACTGCCGATATTCTGCACGGCCTGCTCGAATGTGTCGGCGGCTGCCTGTCCGTACATGTCGCCCATCTGCGACGCACCGGCGGCCAATTGGGACGCGCCTTGCGAACCTTGCGACAGCGAACCTGCCAAGTCTGTGAACCCCGCCGCCTCCGCAAGGCCAGCCATACCGCTCATCACGTTTGCCACGCCATCAAGGATGACGCTGAAAACCTCGCTGAACATCTGGCCGATCTGTGAGCCCAACGCCATGAATACCTGAAAGATGCCAGTGAGCAGCGTCATCGCACCAACGACCATGCGGATGCTGAATACCAATCCATCCGCCAGCGTCTTGGCTATCGTCCAGCCCTTTGTGTTCTCTGCGAAGAACTGCACCAGCACGCTTGAGGCGGCAGTGATGGCCGGTGCCAGCTCTGCGAGAAACTGATTGACGAATCCCTGCATCGGCAGGGCCAGCCGGCCAATCGCATCGCCCATAGCCTCGATGGCGGCCACCTGCGGGCCGGTCATCTTCACGCCCAGGTCGGTGAGCAGGCGATCCATCTCGCGGAACGCCTGCCCGCCTTGCCGTAGGAAGTTCAGCATCCCCTGACCGCTGCGGCCGAAGATGTCGATGGCGGCTGCGGCCTGCATGTGTGGCGGCAGGGCTGCAATGCGGTCGGCAATCAACGCCAGCTGCTCGGTCGTGCTGAGCCCAGCCATGTCGCTCATCGTGAGGCCGAGTTGAGCAAACGCCTTTGCCGCTGCCGGCGTTCCTTGGGCCAACTCGCCCACCATTCGGGCGGTGCGACGCAGTCCGGTGGTGAGCAGCTGCTGGCTCACGCCAGACTCGGCGGCCACCTGCTGCATGACTTGCAATTCACCTGCCGCAACACCCAACTCTTGCGACAGATTGTGTAGAGCCTCGGCTGAACGTGTCGCCGAAGTCAGGGCCGCAACTGCACCGGCCAGCGTGGCAAATCCACCTACGACCGGCATCAGCATGGGCATCATGCCGCCGAGCGTGCCGCTCAAGGCAGACAGACCGCCAACGCCCTTCTGGAACCCCTTCAGTTGCCGCCCGGCCTTCGATAGCCCGGCAGTGAGACCGCCAGTGCTGGCGGTAATGCTGACGTTTACGCGGCCAAAGTTGTTTGCCATGGTTTCATCGCGGGATCGCGTTCAGCGTGGCGAGGATCTGATCTGGTGTCTGTGCCCGCTTCGGAACCGGCAGGAACTCCTCTGGCTTCTTGACTGGCTGCCGCTTACCTCGGTTTGCGTTGTATCTCTGAGCAATCGCCACTGCGCCTCTGAGCCACTCGTCGCCCCACGGCTCGAGCAGGTAGTAGCCCATCCAGCCGTACAACTGATCGACGCTCATCTCGTCGGCCAATCGCTCTACGTCCCAGATGCCGAGCTTCAAGGCGAGCCGGTACAGGAACGCGAGCACCGGCTGCCGTTCTATTTTCCCGCCGCCTCCTCCACTGCGTTGCCGCCGATGCCGTTGAGTTTGAACCCGGCGTCCACGATTGTCTGCACGATGTCCGTGTCGAGCTCGCCGATCCAATCGGCATCGGCATCTTCAAACATCCGGGTGCCGTCTTCGTTGACGCATACCATGGCGACAAATCGTGCCCGCACGTTGTCCAGGTTGACGCCGCCAACCTTGCCGCCGGTCACGATCTGCTCGAAGCGGTCGCGGTCTTTGGCAGAGAACTTGGCGACGTAGATGGTGCCGCCAAGTTCTGGAACGTCTAACGCCACGCGGGGCCGAACGCCACGCTTGGCCTTGATCTGCTCACGTGTCAAAGCCACAGTCCGCGCCTCCTGTCAGCACTAGCTGATGCTGCCGCTCAGCTTGATCGTGAGCGTCCCGCTCATCATGTCTTCCATCTGGGCACCAGCCTCGAAGCCAGACGCGAACCCGTAGGCAGACCACATAACGGTGGTGTTACCACCGTTGGCCCAATAGATAGAGACGGGCTGTGTGGTTGATACGTTGGTCAAGTCAGAGATGGGCTTGATCGACGGATCGAATAGCACCTCAACAGACAGCTCGCCTGGATCGTAAATCTCTGAAGCGACGAACTGCTTGCCGCCAATAGTCTGCATGTGCGTGGCATCGGCGACAGCCCGCGTGATGCCGCCGTGATTTACGCCTGTAATCTTGTAGGCAGCGGTTCCAGCGAGTGCGGTGCCAAACGTGACGTAAGTGCCCTGACCGATGTCGACTGCCATGGCTTTCTCAAGCCTCCGTGAAGGTGATCTCTACTGACAAATCCGTGCGGTAGATGGGAAGTTGCTCCCCGTTGGCGGGCGGCTCCTGCGTGTCGTCGTCGCTTTTGACGACGGCCAGGC